GTCGTTATTTGTTTTACTATTTGGTTTAGGCTGAGGCTCATTCTTAATTTTTTCTAAATAAACACGAAGTTTATTTTGGTTTTTTATTGTTGTTACTTTGCTCATATTAACAGTCGCTACAACCTCTATTCCCTTGATATAATTCCTCAAAGCTTTTACCTGCGCAGCAATCAAAATCGCCAAGCCAAATGCTCGTTGTGTAAGCATCGTTCTCAGGGTGGATTGCATCAATGCCACTTCCAGGATTAAGGTATTCAGGGTAAGTTGTTGAATATTCTTTTAAGTATTTAATCATTCTTTGCTTGTAGAACTCCGCTCTTGCCTTGTATCTATTCGCCACGTCAATCATATCCTGCATTGAAGGGTTCTCGGTATTCTCTCCGCTCTTTCTTAATAACCCTTTATTATAGAACTGATAAGATAAACCCATTGGCAACTCACTAAGTACATAGTGTACTAAAGTATCTGCTATGTAGTTATCTAATAACGTTGTTTCGTCAGGGTTTAGTGTGCAGTTATTAATGCCGTCTTGCAAACGATTGTACAAAGCACTACCAAGTGCAGGTAAGATATACATATCTTGTGCGGTCTTAATCTCAGGTAATACAAGTTTCTCGTCTACGTTAGCGTGTAAGCCAGAGCGGTCTTTAATATTTTGAACCGATATGAATAATGTGTTTAAGCTCATTTGTTATTTTTTTCTCGTTACTACGTTTGTTTTCCACTCGTGCCTACAACTTGGCTCGTGTATGTTAGTCCCTTTTACTGTATACCAACCGCCACCTCTATTCCAAACACTATAACCAAGCCTTGCACTCATTGATTCAATCTCGCTACGACTATACATCTTCTTAGCTTCTAATAAGTGTACGCAGAATGGTCTGCTTGTGCCTTTATTAGCATTGCTAAATCCTGACTTCCATTCGTAAGAATAACGAATTAATATTTCTGTTGTTGTAGGTTTTACTGCACCAACTGTTACACCTAATGGCTTTACTAATTCTCTCTCTATAATTACATTTGAATTATCGCCCTTACCTATTGTCTTAGAAATAGTTTTAATGATGTTTCTTTCTTCTAAGCTTTTTAGGATAGCAACAATTTCAGGTATAGTAACCTTTAAAACATCGGCTAAAACATCTGTTGTAATATTCTTTTGTTTGCTAATTTGGTCTAATACGTTTGCTTCTAATTGGTTTACATCAGCAAATGTTTGGTAATCGTCATCATCGCTAAATCTTGTCTTACTTTTGAATACTTCGAATTGCTCTCTATCTTCTCCAAACTCATAGAATATCTTGTAATCATCTTCGCTAAACTCTAACTCTTCCGAACCTAACCAAGTAGAAACTTCTTCATCGCTTAAAGCATATCCACCTTTTAACATAGAACTTGCTTGTTCCCTTGTTATCTTGCCCTTGTTAAAATCACGAATAATGCGCTGCATATTCTGCCACTCTCTACCTTTTAAGCCTTTAATATGCTCATTCACACTCAAAGGACTTGCTGCCATTGGTTGCTCACTTTCAAGAGGCAATCCGTACTTAGTAGGGTCGATACCAAGCTTCTCTAATATCCATTCTTTAGGTGCAACTTCTTTAATTACGCTTTCGCTAAAGTCAATACCAATCGGGTCTACAGGTTGAAGCTTTAACTCTTCGGTAACTCCTGCATATTGACCAAGCATATTAAACACGCCTTCAATTTGCATTTGTTTGTAGTGAACGTATGTGTTACGGAATATCTCGTAGCTATCACGCATCTGTTGTCTGCTTCCTAATTGACCAGGAGTAGCAATACCAAACAAATCAGGACTTGTAATCTGGTGTCCACTAAATATGTTAGTTTGTATTAACTCGTCTACACGGCTAAAATCTTCTTTAGTTAAATCACTTGCACCTAAGTCATCAACAATAGGCTTACGAGCTGCATCGTTTACAAACGCAAGTAAATACTTCTTGCCGTCTGCACCCGTGTACATATTATCGAACTGCTTACTTACAAGGCGTTTTTCTTCAGGGCTTGGCTCTCCGTTTGGTAAAGTAATAAGTTTACTTGCAGAAAACCCTGTTTGAGCATTACCCAAAACGTGCTTACTTACTTCTACATCACTTTCGATGTAGTTAAGTGCGCCAAAATAACCAGGAAGGCTATAAACGTTCATTCCTGGGCGATACTCCTTAACGTAAAGTATCTGCACACCTTGTGGGTTAGCAGGGTTAAACGCATTGTAAACCTCAGCTTTTTCTTGGTTGCGTGTTAGCTTCCAATCTTCTTTATACCAAAATTGCGTATTGTCTTTGTTGGTTCTAATTTTTGTATAATCACAATGCCACAATTCAGCGATTTGACTACCCATTACGCTCCAAATAACTTGGATATAAGCACCGCCAAATAGTTCTAAATCTAAAGCAACCTTTTTAGTTAGGTCGTTAAGGGTTTCTTCTCTATTAACCTTCTTAACCATATCTTGCTCGCCTGCCCAACCATTGCCGACAATGTAATTAACCTTGCCACGAATGATAGCGTTGTGCTTTGCAGATTTGTTAAATAGGTCTAATAGGTATTGCGGATAGTCATTGTTTTGACCATACTGCATATATCCTTCGCCTTTTTTCTCTTTATATTCTGGTTGCTTTGCTTCCGCAAATGTCAATACTTGTATTTCCATTATTGTCTTATTGTGAATGTGCTTGTTGTTTCGTATTCGTTGTATGATATAGTAGTTCCTGAAAGCTCCATAATGCCACTTTCAAGCAGGTTTAAGCCTGTTGTATTCTTATTGGTAGTACTTGCTTGTTCGTAAACAGAGTACGAATATTGCCCGTTTAAAGAGCAATCAAAGTAGTCATTAACTACGATGCTAAACTCGTTGAACCTTTCCTTATATCCGCTTATATCCGTATTGTTTAATTTAATAAACTTTATCTCGGTGTTGGTGCTTCTATTCTCAAAAACAAACAAATAGTTTGGATTTGTAAGAAGTTGCTTTTCAGTCAAAGTAAGTATAATATTTTGGGTTTGCCCCTTAGTTAATCTTATCACAACTATAAATATAAACTATTGCGATTGTTTGCAAAATAAAAAACCCCCGCCAAATTAATGACGAGGGCATCTATATACAAAACCAAAACAACCTAAGTTCCTGGTGTCATTAAAGCTGCTGCAACAGTTGAATTAACTGCTGGAGCAAGGGCAGCTTCCGCACCTGTAAAGGTTAAAGTGTAACCACTTCTGTCGCCTTCAGCCGTACCTGTACCAGAGTTACCTGCAGTAAGGTCTAAGCCTCTTGTTTTACCTAAGTACCAGAATAAGCCATTGTTATCTTTGGCAACTGCTACTAAAGTGTTTTGAGCCAATAACAAGATTTCGTTTCTTGTGTTAGCTTGTAATTTGTTTAATACTATGGTCAATTCAGGAGCATAAAAGATAGTTCCGTTTTGTACGTTTGCATTAACATTCTCAACTAATTGAGAAGTGCCTTTTACAAGTTCGTACTTATAGAACCTCTTGCCAGATGCTTTTACTAAAGCGGTAATTACACCACTCGCTTCTGTTGTAGAAGTTACATCTGCTGCTGCTATGAAATAAACCTCAGTAATACCACCTAAACTGTCTTTACAATCTAAGCTATAATTTTGAGTTAAAGCGCAAGGCATATTGTTTGAATTTAATTAGTTTGAAAAAATGGGTAGGTATATTTCAACCTACCCTATAAATTATGCAAGAACGAAAGCAGCAACTTCGTCAGGGAACGCAATGTTTACGCCCATCTTGAATTCTGCTACGAAACGTACTTGGTCAGCTTCTTTAGCATAGAAAATTTCAAACTTCTCTTCTTCGTTCAATAAGTCTGTACCTAAGAACAAGTTGCTTAAACGCATAGCGTAAACTTTGTTAGTTCCGTTAAGACCTGCAACTGCTACAACTTTGATTGTAGTACCAGGAAGTACGAATTCGCTATCAGCTTTAACATCAATTTGGTAATTAAAGCTACCAGAGTTTTTAAGAGCAATAGTGTAAGTACGGAATAAATCTTGACCACAGAAGATAGTCATATCATCAGCAGCTACTACTTTTGCAGGAATTGCACGATAAACACCATCAAAGATAGAGATTACGTTAGCAGCAGTGATTGAAGATAAAGGCGCACCTGAAATAAAGGTAGAAGCGTTTGCAGCAACAACACCTGAAGCAGCTGCTATTAATTTTACAAGCCCGTCAAATTTATTAAGGTTAACATTGACACTGCTCGTATCGCCTTGCCACAGCCCAGTTTCTAATTGTGCAGCAATAGTTTTAGCTTTCTTATCAGCAAATTCTTGCTCGAAAGGAATACTGTCGTACATAGAACCTGTAGGTAAAGCTTTTTGTAAATACTTAGCTTCAAGGTCTTTAGGACATAAAGCTTCGTTTACTTTAATTTTACCAGGAGTTACAGTACGTTGAGTAAAGGTTGTAGAACCTGAAGCGTTAAAGCCACAAGTACCACCTGCTTGGAAAATAGCATCAGTTTCCATGATGTTAATTTTCTCAGAACTTTTAACTCCAACCATAATTTGGCCAGCGCTCTTAATAAGAGACGCAGTTTTTGCACCCAATACAGACGAAGTTACTAATAATGCTTCGTTTTCTTTTGTATAGTTTGCTAATGCAGATACATCAAATCCCATTTTATTTTATTTTTATTTGTTTAATAAAGCGTTTCTATATTTTTCAATTCTATCGTACTTCATATCTTTTGTAGTTA